TTAAAGGGCCAAAAAATCGGAATTGTAGAAGACCCCGAAGAACTCGAATCAAATCCAGGGTTGGATTCTCTCTTTCCAAGCCGTCTGGATTATTTGGAAGGATTGAACGTCGACGCGGCAACAAAGCGCATGTTCGCGCTCAAATTCAACCAGGAAACGCAAAAACCGCGTCCGAATATCCGAATCGCTGAATTGATGTGTTGCTCGGAAGAAACAGTCCGAAAACGCCTCGACAATCTATTCCCATATGATATGAAATGAATTTCCAAATCTTGGTCGCCCGATACCACGAATGCCCGAATTGGACCAAAGAATACTCCGACATACTCATTTATAATAAAGGCCCCCCTATAACCGACCCATCCATGAATTCAAAACAACTCCCCAAAAACGTGGGAAGAGAAGGCCACACCTATTACACCTATATCTGTGAAAACTACGACAATTTACCCGATTATGTCATTTTTTTACAGGGAAATCCATTCGACCACACGCCCTATTTAGCGGACAGAATCAAAGAATTCAAGGAATCTCCGCGCGATTTCGCTTTCTTAAGCCGGTCGATTGACAAGTCCACATTTGAAAGGCAGCGAAACGGCCACTGGGAATGTTATAAGCTTTACGACAATTACGAGAAGATATTTGGCGTAAAATGTGATATAAAGGCCGAATGCGAGTTTGGACACGGAGCCCAATTCGCCGTTTCAAAACAAGCCATTTTACTAAGACCCCGCGCTTTTTACGAGAATATTGTCCGGATGCTGGAATACGCTGTAAACCCACACGAAGGATATGACGTGGAGAGGCTACACAAATATATATTCTGTGGATAAGGCCCAGGATATCTCACAAAAATATAAACGTAATCAGGGGGAATGTGTTGGAACGCCGAGATATCTCTTAATACTTTCCTGTTTAGTGCGTTTGTTCTACTACTAATACTCTACAACAATGCCTACACCAAATACAAAATCAATTCATTCGAAAACAAATGGTTCGTCCTTTTTGTTGTGCTGGTTATTTCGGTACAACTTCTCGAACACTTTATTTGGAAAAATATAAACAATCGCGAATACAACATCATTTTCAGCAGCATTCTCTATTTGATTATATTTCTGGAACCCGTCGCGACAACTATGTTGATATCCGACGAAACCCTTCGCAACGCCATATTGTTTTTGTATATAATTGGCGGGATACTTTACACCTTGTATATGTTACTCAATATGGGGTATCCGGCCACGTCGGTGAGTTCGGCAGGACATTTGAAATGGAACTACGGCGTATATTGGCCTTACCAAATCGTGTTTTTGGTCTTTTTAGTATTCCCATTTGTCTATGAAAGAATGTGGTGGAAAACCTTCCTCGGAATAGCTTCATACGCATTCGCTTTTTACAATTACGTGCAGGATAGAACCATAACAAGCATGTGGTGCTGGGTAATCAATTCCATGATGATTATTACATCCGGATATTTGCTAATCTATCTGCCATTTCTAGAAAAATGTAAATTGTGTTGATTGTGTTGTTTCCGTATCATACATTATTTATGATACGAAGAAGAACCCTATACAGACTCGACATCAATGAGTTGCCGTAACACCTTGGTCAGGCAATTCTTGAATGGAACATAAAGCTCGCCGTTTTTCCCCGTTTTAGGGATAAAATCGAACGCGACCAATTCCGTGCTGCCATTTTCCGCGTTGTTTTCCCAGTCCACATTCAACGGGTCCTCCGAATCGTCATTGAGTGCGTCGAATTGGTGTAGCTCTATAGCAACATCGCTATCCGTGGCGATAATCGTCTTGACAAACCGACAGACTTGCTCCACCGTGTTGCAACGGACACGGTAGGGCGAAAAAGGGCCGGATACCTTGGACTCGGGACGATTTCCATAAATGACGAAATAGCCTCCTTCGTCATCCCACCAATACACAATGCGCAAAGTGGTGTCGGTTTTCTCCTTGGAGATATCACCCTTCGACACAATATACTTCTCCTTAACCAGCGCGTACAAAAATTGAGTCTGAAAAATATGCATTTTGAGAAGAGACATACCAACTATCACCACAGATTGTTTATTTCATTTGTCATATATGTTTTGTCGGTTCCTTTGATAAAAAGGAAACAACATAGAACTTCTTCTCTACCATTCTGTAAGAACATGGAAAATATCGATTCTGCTGAACAAGAACAAGTCCAAGCCTTAGAACCAGTCCAAGAACCAGTACCTCAAAATGCAATGTATTGCGCCCGGTGTTTCCACACATTCGGCGTAGAACCGGAAAAAGAAGAAGACGACGAAGATTCCGAGGTATCAGAAGACACAGAAGACGAAGATTCTGTTGCGCCCCTGTTCGAAGAAGACCCCGACGTCATTGAAGAGCGTATTTTAGAAGAAATCGACGAACGCGTCCAACAGAATCCTCTACGTCTGTCCAAACCCCATGTCGAGCGCGACCTGATAAACGAAGTTGCACAAAGCCTCTACGAAGAATGGTCAGAGGAAGAACTATGCGAGGAATACGACTTGCCCGAAATACGCGCGTGGGTCGGGGTCATGGTCGCTATCTATTTTGACACACAGGTTCCACGCAGACAGGGCGGCGCAGCCGCCCCATTGACCCCACTTAAACGCGCGACAATTGCAAGAAAAATACATTTATTGGACAACGTGAAAACCCCGCCCCAGAGAACGCCAGAATGGTACGAGATGCGCTACAATATGATAACGGCGAGTAATTTGTACAAGGCTCTCGGCTCGGAGGCTCAACAGAATCAATTGATTGTGGAGAAGTGTCAGGCATTTGACCAATTCAAGTCGGACTGTAGTAGACATGGGAATCTGTCGTCGGACAATCCGATGGCACATGGAACCAAATACGAGGCGATTAGTGCGATGATTTACGAGAAGCTGAATCAGACCCGGCTCGGTGAATATGGGTGTATGATTCATCCCGAGTGGCCGTTTTTGGGCGCGAGTCCGGATGGAATCAATGTGGACCCGGAAGCGGCGACATATGGCCGCATGGTGGAAATTAAGAATATCGTCAATCGGGAAATCGACGGCGTGCCTCTCGAACATTATTGGGTGCAGATGCAGACCCAGATGGAAGTGTGCGACTTGGATGAATGCGATTTTGTGGAGACCCGAATCAAGGAATTTGCTGGGAAGGAAGCTTATCTAGAATCCGAGAATCCTTGGAAAGGCGTTGTGTTGACTTTTACACCTCGTATTCTAATCGGAACCATTCCTTCCGAGAAGCTCCCGGGGTTCTATGAACATTGGATTCAGCCTTTGGCCTCGGAACAGCCTTTGGCATCGGTTCAGGAACAGCCCTTGGCATCGGTTCAGGAACAGCCCTTGGCATCGGAACAGCCCTTGGCATCGGAACAGCCCTTGGCATCGGAACAGCCCTTGGCGGACTGGGTCCTCTCGAAAAAGACGGAACACAAAGAGAAATATGTTCTGCAAAAAATAGATTATTGGGGATTAGACCAATATTCGTGCGTTTTGGTGTTAAGAAACCGGCTGTGGTTCGAAGCGGCGATTAAACGGGTCGAGGCATTGTGGCGTATTGTAGAGGTGGAACGTGTGCAAGGATGCGAACATAGAGCGCCGAAGAAACGGGTTGCTAAGGAGCCAAAACCGGAGAATGTCGCCACAATTGTAAAATTAGATTAGACTCGGGTTCTGGTTTCTGGTTCTATAAAATACAAGTAAAGGGCATAAACCAATCACCGTATTTCTATCTACAATATTATTACTGTAGAGAGGATAGAATGTCGACAATTCATTCTTCCTACGAGGAATCTCTCCGTATAACGTCACCGGCCTCAACGGGTCAGCTCCAAGACTCAACGGGTCAGCTCCAAGAAGAGATGCGTGTTCTGAAACGCGATGGTTCGATAGAAATCGTCAGTTTTGACAAGATTCTCCGGCGTCTAAGAACTCTAGGAAATGAGGCCAACTTGAAAATCAACTACACTACCCTGGCAATGAAGGTCATTGACCAGCTTTTTGACAAAATCTCCACAGCAAAAATCGACGAATTGTGTGCGGACCAGTGCGCCTCTTTAGCGTCAACTCATCCCGATTACAATGCTCTCGCCGGTCGCATCGTCGTCTCGAACCACCATCGCAATACGGTCGCCTCGTTTAGCACCGTTATGCGCGAATTATATGAATTCCGAGATTCACACGGTGTTCAAACCCCGATGATTAGCGACGCACTTTATCGCATTGTGGAAGAACGCGGTGTAGAACTCGATGCATTATGCGACTACAGTCGCGACTATTTAATCGACTTCTTCGGATTCAAGACACTCGAGAGGTCGTATTTAATGAAGATTCGCAGGAAAACCGTCGAGAGGCCGCAACACATGTGGTTGCGTGTGGCCCTAGGAATCCACGGCGACGACATGGAATCCGTCCGCGAATCCTACGAAACCATGTCCAACAAATACATGACCCACGCCACACCAACCCTTTTTAATGCGGGAACGCCGAGACCCCAGCTATCCTCTTGCTTTCTGTTGTCCATGGAATCCGACAGTATCGACGGCATTTACAACACGCTCAAGGATTGCGCCAATATTAGCAAGTGGGCCGGTGGCATCGGACTACACATCCATAATATCCGGGCCCAAGGCAGTCATATCCGCGGAACCAATGGCTCGAGCAACGGCATTGTTCCCATGTTGCGCGTCTTTAATAACACCGCCAAATACGTCGACCAATGCATTGTCGCTGATACACCCGTGCTCACGCCGAAGGGTTACCGTCCGATTAGCGAGATTGTCGCGGGAGATGCGATTATTACACGACCAATTGAGGACCCGGCGGATTTCGGTAAATCCGAGTTTTATCAGGCGAATGATACGAGAGGTCCGGGTGAAATAGACGATGCGATTCCAGTAAGAGCCGCATTAGGACATAGCACCAAAAACATCGGCCGTGTGGACCGCGTCATTATTCACGAGGTGGTGGACGCCGATATTCTGGTTATCAAGAGCGCGCCCATGACCAATGCGCAGAATGGCCTCCCTCCTCTCAAAATAACAGACAAACATCCGATTTTCGCTATTAAGCGAGACGATGCTCCCAATCCGGCGGCGAGAGGACAATGGATAGAAGCCGGCCAATTAGAATTAGGCGACCGGCTCGTATTCGGCGAGTCCCAAAATGGTATCCACAGAACCATAACAGATATTAGTGTTGAGAAGTACACCGGCGATTTATACGATTTAGAAATCGGTCTGTCTTCTCCGAATTACTTGACGCAAACCGCGTTGCTCCATAATGGCGGCGGCAAACGCAATGGGTCGTTCGCGATTTATTTGGAACCCTGGCATGCGGATGTGGAGATGTTCTTGCAGATGCGGAAGAACCACGGCGACGAAGAGTTGAAGGCGCGCGACCTGTTTTACGCGCTCTGGATTCCGGATTTATTCATGCGGCGTGTGAAGGAGGGCGGAAACTGGACACTGATGTGCCCCGATGAATGCCCCGGATTAGCCGATTGCCATAGTGAAGAGTTCGTGGCACTTTATACAAAGTATGAACAAGAAGGCAAGGGTAAGAAGACCATGCTTGCCAGGGATTTGTGGTTCCAAGTCTTGGATGCGCAGATGGAAACCGGCACGCCCTATATTTTGTATAAGGACGCTTGCAATGCAAAGTCGAATCAGAAGAACCTCGGAACCATAAAATCGAGCAATTTATGTGTTGCACCGGAGACTCTGGTGTTAACCGACGAGTGTTATCAAATCATCAAAGATATCTCCGGCCAAACAGTCAATGTGTGGAATGGAGAGGAATGGAGTCAGGTTCTTGTGCAAAAAACGGGAGAAAATCAAGAATTGGTAGAGGTTCGCCTAGTCGATGGAGGCGCGTTGAGTTGCACAAAATACCACAAATTTTATTTGGACACCATGGAAGTGCGAGAGGCGCGGGAACTAATCCCGGGCGACAGATTATTATCATGGGTGACTCCCGACGGACAAGCCCAGGATTCCGTAGTGATTGCGGAAGTTGTGGACAATGGCAGAATAGACGACACCTATTGTTTCTCTGAACCCAAGCGACACATGGGTGTGTTCAACGGTATATTGACTGGACAATGCACGGAGGTTGTAGAGTACTCTTCTCCGGAAGAGACCGCGGTATGCAACTTGGCGTCGATTGGTCTGCCGATGTTCGTCGACTCGGTCAATAAAACCTTCGATTTCGACCTCTTGCACAACGTGGCAGCCATTGCAACCAAGAATCTCAACAGAGTGATTGATGTGAATTATTACCCCACCGAGAAGACGCGCAAATCCAACACGCGGCACCGTCCTATTGGCATCGGCGTGCAAGGTCTGGCGGATACATTTATCCAACTGGGCCTCCCCTTTGCCAGCGACCAAGCCAAGCTTCTCAACAAACAAATCTTCGAGACTATTTATCACGCCGCCGTTGAGAAGAGCGTCGACATAGCCAGGGTCGAAGGCGCCTACGAGTCTTTCCCAGGTAGTCCCGCTTCACAGGGAATTCTGCAGTTCGATATGTGGAACGTGGAACCGTCCGACAGATATGATTGGGCTCAGTTAAAAGAGAATCTGAAAACCCACGGAATGCGGAATTCGCTTCTCGTGGCGCCGATGCCGACCGCGTCCACTTCTCAGATTCTCGGATTCAACGAATGCATCGAACCGCTGACCTCGAACATCTATAGTCGCCGGACCCTCGCTGGCGAGTTCATCATGGCCAACCGGTATTTGATGTCCGACCTACTCAATCTCGGACTCTGGAACGACCAAATCAAGAATAATATTATTGTGAACAATGGAAGTATACAGCACATTGATGCGATTCCGGCGGAAATCAAGGAGAAATACAAGACGGTGTGGGAGATTCCTATGCGGCACTTGATTGATATGGCGGCTGACCGCGGCGCTTATATCTGTCAGAGTCAGAGTCTGAATCTGTGGTTGGAATCGCCCACTTATAACAGTTTGACCAGCATGCATTTTTACTCTTGGACCAAAGGCCTTAAGACGGGCATTTATTATTTGAGAAGACGCGCAGCTGCCTCGGCACAGCGATTCACGGTGGAACCCGAAAAACGAGAGAACACGGAAGGCGAACACGATATCTGTGAATCATGCAGCGCATAATACCATAACACACATCTATTATAATCCAAATATATGTGTTTTATTAACCGCAATAACAACCCTACCAACTCTAACAATACTAATACAAATGTGTCTTCTCGATACTTCTCCGAAAAGTCCTCCGAAAAAAGACCGTTGAATCTCGAACGCCGTTCAAAAATCATGTGTTTTTTGGACTCTTTGTCGACCACTTACTCGGAACATGCAGCCGAGCCCGTTTCCTCACCTCTCAAAACTCAACAGAATATTCGTGCTTAATTGGAGACCGCCGCCGGAATTTTCATTCTATTTTATTTACTCTACATATATCATCTCCCTTACGGAATATGCAGCCAATCACGACTGTAATAAATTGCACAGAATGACTGCATGGAACCGCTTCTCAACCGCTTCTCAAGAGCTTCTCGAGAAGACCCAAAAAAATCGAAGTTCGAGTTTCGATTTCTCAAAAATGAACATTATTGTGGATTACTTTTTTGGCGCAACACGATATTCCCGAGCAATATTGTGTTGAGTACGTGAAAATCCGAAAAAGCCGACCGCTTAATTGGACCTCGCCACTCAAATTATCATTCTTACATTTTCGGTTAATTCCGTGCAAACCCGCAATAAATGGCTGCATGTCCGAGGTCGGGCCTCCGGTGAAAATTGATTTGCCGGGTAAAATAGAGTGTAGATGCGACAACATAAACCTATCTAAACTATATTCTGTAGTAAACCATGGCTTCTGCAAAATACACTTGTGCCAATTGTGGCAAAACATATGCACGCAAATCCGCATTTGACACACATGTGACACAATGTTCACCCAAATCGGGGATTGAACCGATGATGCGACCATTCTTGAAGTGGGTGGGGGGTAAAACCCAGATTTTGGAGGAAGTATTGTCGCATTTTCCGCAAAAAATCCAGAATTACTACGAGCCTTTCTTGGGCGGCGGCAGTGTATTGCTGGGGCTCCTCTCGAAAATCCGGTCAAACAAGATTCACGTGGCAGGTAAAATCCGGGCGAGCGATTTGAACGCGGACTTGATTTCCCTCTACAGAAATATTCAGTTCAATGTGGAGGCGTTGTTGGTAGAATTGCGAGGATTGTGTGAGGAATATGGCGCGTGTGATTCGGCCGGGTTGGTCAATCGAGCGGCGACGAATCGAGAGGAGGCGTTGTCTTCTCCAGAATCCTATTATTTCTGGATAAGAATGCGATTCAATGGGTTGACAGCCGAGGGTCGCACATCGGCTTTGGCTTCGGCGATGTTTCTCCTCTTGAACAAGACGTGTTTCCGGGGACTTTACCGAGTGGGTCCGAGAGGATTCAATGTTCCGTTCGGCAATTATAAGAAACCGGGCATATTTGACGAGGCGCACATCCGCGAAGTCTCCGAATGGATACGCGACGTCGAATTTAGTGTTGCGCCCTTTGAAACCGCGCTGGCGACAGCTGGACCGGGCGATTTCGCATATTTGGACCCGCCGTATGCTCCGGAGAACGAGAATTCATTCGTGTCATATACCGCGGACGGGTTCGATTTGGCGGCGAACCAGAGGTTGTTTCGCGTGTGCCGGGAAGCGACAGAAAAAAGGGTGAGATTCGTGTTGAGTAATGCGGACGTTGATTTAATAAGAGAGGCATTTAGGGGATATCAGAAACTTACCTTGTCGTGTCGCCGAGCGATTCATTCGAAAGAGCCGGATGCAAAGACCAATGAGCTGCTTATTTGGAACGATGAGAATCTATAATTCTCCGAATCATATCTGTCGCGGCGACGAATTCAATGCCGCTTTCTCGAACGAACTCGAGATAGCGTTGTTTACGCGGAGTGCACTTGGTGCCAGGTAAGTTGCCGTATTGTTCGCGGCATTTTTTCTCCGCACCACCCATGCAGATAATTTTGAGAGGTTTGCCGTATAGGTCGGGAACATCGGCGTATTTGAATGGGCATCCGAGTACTTTTTCATGGGCAGTTCCTTCTGTGAAGAAGGTTCCCGCTTTGGCTTCGACCATGAATTCGTCGACTTCCCAATCCGGCTCGAAATGGTTGATGTTACGCGGTTTTCTGCCGCCACGATGACCATTCAGATGGCAGATTTCACTCGCTATATGTTCGCCGAATTTGTTCGTCCATTGCTTGTCGAGACGCAAGTCGGGGCGAAGAGTTTTCAGGGTGGCGCGTCCCCATTCGTCTTCCA